GGTGCTGATGCATCATATGCCAGGTTATTAATGTCAAAGTTAAGTGAGTCAGTAGGCAGAGTTATATTATAATCTGGGTCATAGGTACCATCAGGCAATACAATATCTTCATGTGTATGATCCTTTAACTCTTCCTTTATCTTTTTAATCCCTTGATAGTATACAAACAATAGATTCAAAGTAGTATCTGCCAATGCATCAGTCTTATGTGCTTCATCAAATGCTTCTCTTGTAGCAGCGTATGCTGCCTCCAGTTTCGTGTGTAGTCCGCAAGCCATACTTGTCTCTCGTAATGATGTTATTATATATGAAGTCTCATGGAGTGTCAAGTCATTGTGCCAGTTATGAAATAGTCCTTCTTCATATACCGACCAAGTATATTGCTGTTGTAATACACAGGTGTCCCATCTTCATTGGCTTCAATCAGCACGTTATGAAGGAACATCTGTCTTGTCTCTTCGTAGTTTACTTTTCCTGCTGTTCTGTGGAGGGAGATGATTTCTCTTCTAAAGGAATCCTTCCCCAGGCGTTTCCTGTCATCATTAAGTTCCTTAGAAGATCCGTAGTATGCCTTCCAGTTACTCTCACTCGTCCTCCTGCGTCCACCACCTCTAGGCTTTCGTTTCTGGTAGAAATACTTCCTACCGATATACTTCTTCCCTGATTCGAGATTTGTAATACAGTAGACGTAACCGAAGAACTCGCCAATATCAGCAGAAGTGAAAGCTGAACCTTGGTAGTACCAGGGATTGTCATAATCGATTGTAGAAACTTTTTCATCAGTCACATTCTCCGTCTTCATCGTTGATTTGGGCATAGGATTTAACTCCATCACCTCTATCTATACGATAAGAATCGGGGTCTGAATATACTTCTGCTTTTATTTCTGCGATAGCCCTTTCTAAATCTGCTACCAGCACCTTAAGGTTTTCTTTTATCATTGATAGTATTCTTCTAAGATATCTAAGGATCTGTTTAGGTACTTGTCAGCACCTACACATTCCCACTCACCCATTTCATTACGATCACATTTATCTTTTAGCTCAACTTTGAGCTTCATAAGTTTGGCGGTCATCTCTACTTTGGATAAGCGTCCATTCATTTTAGTTCCTCCTGCAATTGTGCCCAATCTTTGTTAAACTTTTCCAGTCCTACGTCAGTAAGCTGGTGATCATATAACCTGTGGAAAATGTCCCAAGGCAGAGTAACAATATCAGCTCCCACTCTAAAGCAAGCGGGTACCTGGTGAGCTTCCCTAATGGAAGCAGCAAGAATCTGAGTCTTGACTTCATGTGTAGCATATACATCTGCTATTTCCTCCACGAGTGTTATGCCATCCCAATATTGGTCATACAATCTACCAATGAAAGGAGACACATATGTTGCACCTGCTTTCGCTGCTAGGACTGCTTGACCTGCACTGAATACCAACGTGACATTAACTGGTATTTCATCAGTAGTTAATTCTTTACATGCCTTCAGACCTTCTCTGGTCATCGGGACTTTGATTGTGATATTTGATCCTAGCTCCAGATATTGCTGTGCTTCTTCAATCATACCATCAGCAGTGTCAGATATTACTTCTGCTGAAATGGATGCATCCCAAGGAAAAATTTCAGAAATTTGTTGGATGACCTCTTTAGGATCCTGGCCAGCCTTCTTCATCAACGACGGATTGGTGGTAACACCATCAATTAGACCTGTCGCAAACCCTTGAGCGATAAGCTCAGTATCGGAGCAGTCTAAAAATATTTTCATCATGCACCTAAATGTTATATCCTATTTAGTGTACACGAAAAGAGAGGGTATGTCAAGACATCCCTCTCTGTTACTGTTTAGTCACGGTTTCTTAACTTAAACTACGAAGCAACTAATCTCCTTCCAGTGTGATCTACTTTGAATTTTACTCCTCTGTAGGCACCATTAGCAGATGTTAATTGCCATCCTTTTCCTTGTGTCCTAGTATACTTGACTCCACGATAGAGTCTTTCACTAGAAGAATCCTTTGACTCGACTGGAGTATCGTTTGTGTCGTACTCCTTTCCTCTGTAAACTAATTTCATGGTCTTACTCCTAAAGTAATTGGATTTTTAGGTCCGTTCCTTTAGTCGTTTGCGTCCCTTGTGGGATGAACGATCCGTTCCGCGACTTACTTGCGACCCTTTCGGGTTGAACGTAAAGGTAGCGGTGCTACCCACTTACTATATATAACCGCAAACCCTGACATTGTTGTCCAGGATGTTACAGTCTGTGTGTGGTGTAATAGGGGAGGTTGGATTGCTGTATTACCAACAAGAGGAGGGCATTACTACAGTTAGTAAGATTCGCCTCTGCCTGAGACCCGACTGGTAAGTCGATTCATCTTTCGATGCAGCACCACCTGTGTCTCATCACCTTATCCAGCTATATGCCAGAAAGATTATTCAGTCACTCCCGATGTCCCGTCGGACAAATTTAATATAGCACTCTTGTCAACTCTTGTCAAGCAAATCTAAAAACAGTATAAAAAAACCCCTGTTTTGTCAGGGATTGTGTATAATATAATATGTAAAATTCAACACAATACATATGTCTGGTGATTCTCACAACAACGACCAACCTCTAAAGTTTTATTCAGAAGAGATAACTGAAGCAAAAAAGATTCTTATTAATAGCAACTACGTCCTCGAAATAGAGAACATGTTTGCTGCTTCAAGGACTCGTACTGGAAGTATATTACAAGACTAATACGAAGGCTCGTCTATGTCTTTGTTCTGACGCTGTTGCCACAAGCGTCTTTCCATGTCCCAAATTTCTGTGGCATTATATGGTAGTGGATCTTGTCCTGCATTCTCCATTACCTTTTCCCAATTTTTATCAACATCCTCAAAGAGAGAATCCTGCGAAAGTGTTTTCTGTGACATCTTGTTTGATTCCTCCAACGACATAAGATTCAATCTCCGTTTCTTGTGGTGCGTTTTGCTGTCCCTTAGAATTTAACCAGTGCTCTGTCCAAGGAAGAGGGTTATTTCTGAGGGGTTGATCGTATATAGGTTCCAATCCGATTGCTTTCATACGTCTGTTAGCAATCCACTCTACGTACTGATGTAGTAACCTATCGTTAAGACCAATCATACTACCATGTTTGAATAGATAATCAGCCCATGCCTTCTCTTCATCTACACATTGTCTAAACATTTCTGTTACAACTTCCTTCTCTTCCTTAGCAATTTCCTGCATCACTGGGTCATCCTTACCCTCACTCCAATTTTTTAGTATCTGTTGTGTGAGCACCAGGTGTTGTGACTCATCTCGTGCAATTAAACTTAAGATTTTTGCACTTCCTTCCATCAATTTATTCTCACCGAAGGCAAAGGAGCAAGCAAAACTCACATAGAATCTAATACCTTCTAGTATATTAACGTTAGCGACTGCTCTATAGAGAGATCTCTTTAGGTCTTTGACTGTCCACTCTGCTGAAGGAGATCCCTTTGAACCTGCTTGCCAGAAGTTTCCTTGTCCATACTCTTGTGCATAGTTTAGGAAGTCATCATATGATTTAGTAACTGACTCTGCTCTTGAGAGTATATTATTATCAGTTAGAATAGTATCGAATACCTCGGTGGGATCTGCGTATATATTTTTTATGATATGTGTATAGGATCTAGAGTGTATCATCTCCATGAATCCCCACACTGTCATACATGCTTCTAACTCAGGTAGTGAACAGTAAGGCACGAATGCCATACTAGGAGCACGACCCTGCACTGAGTCCAGCATAATCTGATACTTCAGATTGCTAGTGAAAATATGCTTCTGTTGTGCATTCAATGTTGAATAATCAGCACGGTCTTTCTGAAGTGATACCTCTTCAGGTCTCCAGAAATAACCTAACTGTTGCTGTGTCAGTCGATCAAACGTAGGGTAACGGTATGAATCGTAACGTTGGACACCTAGTGGTGCCCCAAAAAACATGTATTGTTTTGTAGTGTTAACTGGGTTAGAGTTAAACACTGTCATTTGTTTGACTTCCCTAGACTGCACAACTGTCACAAGCTTCCTCCTCAGTAGTTAATAATTCATTGATTAGAGAGTCAACGTTAGTTGTCTGCTCATCGTGCCATCCAATAGGATGGGTTGGTTCATCAAGATCCTTCTTAGCATCATATGTATTCTGATAATAGGAAGTCTTCCAACCATACTTATAGGTTGTCAGCAAATCATTTGCCATAACAGATACAGGTACCTCTGAATCAGGGTAATTCTCTGGATTATAACTCCAGTTACCACTGATTGCCTGGTCAAAGAACTTCTGCATCACTGCTGTTACTTTGATGTAACCTGTATTGTCCTTCATATCCCACAGTAAAGTATAGTTATTCTTCAGTGTGGTATAGGATGGAACAATCTGCTTAAGAGGCCCCTTCTTTGATTTTTTAACGGACAGGTAGTCTCTAGGTGGCTCGATTCCATTGGTTGCATTTGACACAACGGAACTGCTCTCCGAAGGCATCTGTGCGGACAATGTTGAGTGCCTAAGACCATGCTGTTGTATGTGCTCCCGTAATACATTCCAATCACATGATAAGTCATTCGGTACTATCTCATCTACCTCTTGCTTATATGTATCGATAGGTAGTATTCCATCAGCATACTTTGTCTTACCAAAGTAACCACATGGACCTTTCTCCATCGCTAACCTATTAGATGTAGACAGTAGTTGATACTGGAATCTCTCAGTCAAATCATGTACTAACTTCCATGCCTTAGGATCGTCATACTTTACATTATTCTTAGCCAAGTAATGTGCTAGACCTATGTAACCTATACCAAGAGACCTACGGTTGAGTGTAGACCTCTTAGCAGCATCAACTGGATAGGACTGGTAATCTATCAGTGCATCCAATCCTCTTACTGCAAGCTCACATAACTCATCCAACTCTTCAATCTTATTAATCTTACCTACGTTAACAGCAGATAGAATACACAATGCTATCTCACCTTCACCATCTATGTGTTGTATGGGGTCAGTAGGTAGAGTAATCTCTTGACATAGGTTACTCATGTTAACCTTATCCTTAAAGGATGAGTGGCTATTACAATGGTCGATATTCATAATGTATATCCGACCAGTCTCTGCTCTCTCCTTAAGGAGATCTAGAATGAGCTCCTGTGCATTAATAGTTTTTCTCGGAATATCTGTTTGCCCCTCGGCTCGTATGTAGATTCCGTCGAATTCGTCAGTACCAAAAGCGTCATAGAGGCCAGGCACATCGTGAGGGCTGAAAAGACTAATATCCTCATTCTTAATAAACCTTTCATAAAATAGTTTGGAGATTTGTATACTGTAGTCTAACTTTCTTACTCTGTTGTCTTCTGTTCCTTTGTTGTTTTTGAGGACGAGGATGTCTTCGATTTCCTGATGCCAGATAGGAAAGTGGACAGTAGCTGACCCTCCTCTGATGCCGTTTTGAGTACAGCATCTGACAGTTGACTCAAGTTTTTTAAGGAAGGGAATAACACCTGTGTGTTGAACTTCTCCACCCCTGATTTTGCTGTTGATACCCCTGATGCGACCCGCGTTGATACCAATACCTGCCCTTTGAGCGACATACTTGCCAATAGCCATATCACTGCTAAAGATACTATCGAGGGTGTCATCAAGATCAACCAAAACACAACTTGCAAACTGGCGAATGGGGGTTCTAACTCCTGCCATGATGGGTGTTGGGATGTTGATTCGTTGCTTTGAGATTGCGTTGTAGTATTTTCTGACATAATCGAGTCTGTAAAATTTGTCGTCATCTTGAAAGAGTGTAGCAGCTATCATGATATACATGTACTGCGGTGTCTCAAACACTTCACCTGTGCTTCTATCCTGCACCAGATACTTATCAACGACCTGACGCATACCAGCGTAGGTAAAGTTATAGTCTCGTTGATAATCTATAAACTTATTTAACTCTTCCCATTCTTCCTCAGTGTATTTGTCTATTATACTACCATCATATACACCTTTTGATACACATCTCTTAACATGCTCTAACAATACAGGATGGTTATCAGGGTGGTCTTTATATACTTGTCTCTTCAGAGCAAACAATAGTAATCTAGCAGCAACAAACTGGTAGTTAGGATTGTCCAAGGATATTAAATCATTAGCAGACCTAATAAGAATCTCCTGGATGTCAGCAGACTTAATTCCATCAAAGAATTGAAGTCCACTATTCATTTCTATTTGTGATGCAGAGACACCAGCGAGTCCTTCGCAAGCATACTCTACCATCTTATGTACTTTCTCAAGGTTAAGAGGTTCAGCAGAACCGTCTCTCTTAATTACTTTAATGTCCGTACCGTTTGTCATACCTTTTTCCATTCGGATAATTTAACTTTTGCTTCTAGTCCTTGATACGTGTTTAATTCTATCAAAGACTTAACGTTATGTCCAGCCAGGAACATATCATTGATGTCCTTTTCAGGAACATATGGCCATATTACAACCTTGTCTCCTCTGTCAATTGCGTTGGAGATTCGGTTGATGATTTCGGTGTTGCGAGGTTCGTTATCATAAACATAAACACAATCGCTCCAATTATACGTCCGAAGATTAACATCGGCACCGCACATCGCAACAGAGTTTTTAATGAAGAAGGAATCGAAAGGGCCTTCAGTGATGTAGATAGTTTGGTTAACATTTATTTTATTAAGACCGTAGACTTTTGGTTTCGACTCATCTAACATAACAGTTATGTATCTGAGTTTATCTTTCGGGTTTAAAGCCCTACCTTGAAAACCAAACCACTCACCATTGGTATCGATAAGTGGAATTATAATTCGTGGATGATCCTTTCTAATATCAGTGAAGGTTGGCTTCTGTTCATTAGTCCATGCACAGAAGTTTTCAGCATAGTAAAGGTCACCCAATTTCTCTTCAGGAATACCTCTATCAAGAAGGTATTTCTTGGCTGGATGCAATGTATTTAGTGATTTAATATTTGGTATAGATGTGTCTTTCTTGACAAACTTAGGAGCTTCAAAATTAAACTCAGGGTCAGCAACATTACGTCCCTTACCAGTGAGTCCAGTCTTGTATCTCTCTATAACATACTCATCATATATGTCATTAGCATTGTCCTTTAGGAAGTTACCAAAAGACCTACCAACACCACAGTTATGGCACTTAAAAACGAGACCACTCTTCATAGAGAAGAAGTAACCTCGTGTCTTGTTCTTATACTTCTGTGAGTCACCACAGTAGGGACACCTAAAGGTGTACACCCCTTTCCTGACCTGTTTAAACTTATCCAGTCTCGAAGAAACTAGATTAGCGTACATCAAATCAATCAATCGACCTTACATTATATCAGTCTTAAGTATACTAGCTTGTTGTGTCTCTGTCAAGTTACCTATGACCGCTTGTCCGACTGGACTAACGATGAAAGATATAATAGCAAGAGCACCACAAATAGTCCACATCTTCTTCTCCATGACCCTAAGACGGTCATCAACCTTTCGTATATCCCTTTCACAACCTTTCTTTATCTCCTCTGCTCTACGGTTTACTTCACGATGGACTGACTCCACCTTCTCAAACAATACAGCATCAATTCTATCCTGCTTATCAAGTTTCTCATTGTGTACAGCAAGAAGTTGCCCCATCTTTACAGAGTTTTCTTGTAAAGATTCGACAACTCGTTCTAATCTTTCTAGGATAGCAGTGTTAACATCCATTACTTCCTTCTTAATGCCTTTGCTCTCTTATCAGTATAGAATTTATAAGCATCATAGGGTAATATCCTATCAATCTTAATACCAGTCCTCAGACGAGGGTTAACTAGCAGACGAAGTTTAATCATCAACTCTGCTGGTGAGTTTGCATATACAATAGTCTCTCCTACTTCAGGAAGACTTACTTTGTATTGAAATAATTTATTAGGTGCAGCATGAGATGGTCTTAGAGGATCATTTACATCTTCAGTATACTGTAGGTATCTAGGATTATACTTGTTAACAAATGCACCATCACCCTTAGTATCCTTAGTAGTAGGTTTAAGATTTATCCGAGTCTTAGTTTTTTTTTTCTCTGACACGTACTTATAATTTTCTACTGTCGTTTCTGTTTCAGCAGACTTCATCTTACCTGCTTGCTGAACTGTCTTCTTTCTGAGTTGAGCAAGCTTCTGCTGAAGCATTGACATCTTTTTATGCACCTGTATCTCTTGAGGACTTGGTGCGATTGCCTCATTAGTATGAGCAAATGCTTTCTTCATCACATCTAATCTAAGATGAGGTGGCAGACTAGACTCTGCTTCCTTCCTCTTCTTCTCTTTCTTTTTCTTAACAGCATCACCCAGTTTACTATGTTCTATCTCTGGTTTCCAATCTTCTTTCTTTACACCCCTCTTTGCCTCATGGTCTGCTCTTCTATCCTTTCTAATACCACCACCTAATTCATGTGATCCATGTGGGTTACCATATCTCTTGTCTCTTGCTGTTGCTCTCTTGTAATCAGGTATCTTCTTATCTACCTTTGCCTCGTATTGATAATCCTCAGACTTTACCTTCTTCTTAACTACAGTAGGATCTGCAACCTTATTACCAGGAGCGACAAGACCCTTTAAGTCTTTTCTCTTAGCACGCATCTTTAAGACAGGATCATATCCAGCAGTAGGACCAGTTGCTGTGTCCCCTCCTGTAAATCCAGTTGTCATCATTTCTTCTTTCATATCTTGTCGAGTTCGTCTTGGATGTCATCATCTACTTCCAATTCAGGAAGCATACCTACAGGGTATTTATTTAAAAACATTAAAAATGTTTTAATCATACACCAGTATTCTCTCTCAAGTTTGTAGAACAACATAGGTGTTGCTGCTTCACCAAAGACATTATAAAGAATGATAAGATGGTTGATAATAAGATGAGTCCTCAACTTATTATCCTTATAGTATCGTTTGAAGAGTCGCTTCAAATACTTGAAGCGTTTCATATCTTCATCAAAATCCTCACGCGTACTGCAGTGAGGATTCTCATAATGCTTCATGGCGAAGAGAATGAAGTTGTCCTCATTCAATTCGTTAAAAATCATTTATATTATTCTGAAACTGTTAGTGTAACTGCTGTTAAACCACTGAGTACCAGTGATGCTGCTGTTGAACCATCTGCTGTGTCAGTAATTGTGCCACTGTTAAGTGTTACATTTGCTCCACCCAGTGTCAATACGTCATCCTCAGCAACAGTTTGTGATGCTACTGTGAAACGCTTCCTGTTTGCAGTTGAACCAGTTGCAGTATATGAAAGGGTGTGAGGTCCACGACCACTTCCAGAACCTTGGTTACCGTTAGCGATTACAACTTGAGGTGTTCCAGCAACTGTTACCTTCTCATCCCATGTAATCTCAGCAGTAATTGTCCTACTACCAGCTGCAATTGTAGATTGTACGATACGAATCTTAGTTACAGTAGGTGCAGCAAGAGTTGTTGACAGACCACCAATACAAGCAAGTACTTCTGGTTGTGCGTTAACATTATCACTACCACTGTTGGCAGTACCAGGTGCTACAACCCATCCTGCTGTACTAGCATAGACGGTAGCCTTGTTATAATCTGAGTCTTCGTCTTCTGGCAGCCATTTGGGCTTGTTAGTGGCCGAGGCTGCAGTTTTTCCCCATAATGGCATAGTAAACTATCTCCGAAATTTATTCTGTATGAGTATTTATAAACTTAACCTTCTAGCAATGCCTTCTGAAGTGCTTCTACTAACTGGTCGTCTACTTTATTTCCTGTCTTAGCTGCTGCTTTCCTTAACAACTTAATAAGAAAGTCTTTGATAACAGAGTCAAGGTCTTCAGGAATTCTATCAACTGCCTTATTGATTATGCTGATAGCGATGGGCATTAAAAAGTTAACCATAATTATTTACCTAAGTGGTACATCTATATATCATTTATTCGATCGCCACTTCTTTCTTCGCTTATCGTAATATCTCACCTCACCAGGAGATAACTCCTTTTGGTATGAGGGTCTATCATATCCAATAGGTCTAACCTTCTTTAGTTTCCTAAAGAATCTTTTTAAAATTTTTCTTAACATTGCTCCAGTATAGTACTGGAGGTGACTGCGTTATGTGCCTAGTCCTTTACCTGCCTTGTAGTTCTTCTCTCCACCATACCTTGCCATAGTATCTGTGTATGATTGAGAGGATTTGAATCCTGCTTTCTTTGCTTTGGCAGCGTAATCTTTTTTAGATTTTTGCTTATCAAGGTACTTGCCAGTCCCAGTGGTATCCTTTTTACCTTTCTCTTTCTTCTTTTGGTTACCACCTGCTATTGCACCAGCACCATGCTCTCTTTTTATCTTAGCGAGCACAAATTGATATGCCTTATCTCCTTTGGCACTTCCACCTTTGGGTTCTTTCCTACCCGATTTTAAATTCTTTCCAGTTTCTTTAGCGTACCTGGTTTTTTCATTCAGATAATCATTGAAAGTTAAGATCGAAGATTCATTTTCTTGATTGCTTTTTTCACAGACTTCTTCTTGACCTTCATACGCAGTGTCCTCCTGGTTGGTTTTGTCTTTCTCCATTAGTTTATCCTTCTTGGGATTGATACTAATGGAGGTTTTTTTCTTTGCTTCAGCAAGCTGATTAAGACTAAGCATCTTCCCTCCTGATGAAACGTTTCCAGTTTGTTTCAGGTGGAAGTCCAGTAGCCTCATTGTGTAAGGCACTAGCTTCTTTATGCTTACCTTGGTTGGTTAGCTTCTTAATCTTCTCACGCTTTGCTCTATTAGCAAGTTGTGATGCAGTTGGCTTACCTTGCACGTAGTACTTTCCAGTACCAGATTCTGGTGTTGCCTTCTTAGATTCCTTCTTCTTCTCTCCACCATAAGTGGCTTCGTTAACGATGATGTTTTCTATTTCATGCATCTCGAAGAGTCCAGACTCTATGAGATTATCTATACGATCGAAATCTTCACCTAGACGACTAGCAAGTTTATCACTTCCTTTAGAAATTAATCTGGAAGTCTTACCAACGCCCTTCTTAACTGCCTTCTTAAGTAGACCACCTACTTTCTTAGCAGCACTACCTACTTTCTTAGCACCTGCCTTTGCAACTTCTTTACCCTTCGTAGCAGCAGCACTACCTACTTTCTTTGCAACTTCTCCACCCTTCTTAGCAACTGCCTTAGCTGCATTTCCAACTGCCTTACGAGTCTCACCAGATGATGATGACTTAGCAGCAGCTGCCCTTCTTTCAGCAGGAGTCACCCCTGCCTTTGCTCTTTCATATTCTTTTTGATCTCCCCTATCTGTTCTAGTTGCGTTGTTGGTTTTAGTACCACCTCTTGCTCCTCTAACTTGACTGAGCACCTTATCTAACTTACCACCTGTACCATCACTAGATGATTTAGATGATGACGATGATGATTTAGCATCACCTGAAGACTTAGGCTTACTGAGTTGTCCCTTTGCTTGCTTAATCTTATCCTTAATCCTGACAGGATTTCCACCTGCTCCTCTTGGAACATCAGACCCAGATTTAGATGATGAAGACGAAGATGATGAAGAGGATGATCCAGATGAGGAAGATGAGGAAGATGAACTACCA